AAAACCAACTTTGCTTTGATGCAACACCATAAATATAGCTTGAGTGAAATTGAAAATATGATGCCATGGGAAAGACAAGTTTATACTAGTCTTCTAATGCAACACTTGGATCAACTCAAGCAACAACAAGAAGCAGCAAAGAAAAGATAATGGCACACGGATTTCTATCATATAAAGACTCAAGAGGTGCAGACAAACATAGACCCAATTATGGGAATATGGTCAGTGCTATACGTGACTATTTGAACAATAGAGACGCAAAAAAGGAAAATGCCCCTAATTTAGCTGAAGAAGTAGCAGCATTACCAGCAGGAAAAGATCCAAAGGCTATTTTAGGGGGTTCTACATTTGCTAATCTTGATGGAGGTGCACAAAAATCTATTGCTAGTGATAGAGGGATTAATCCTGAAGTAATGGGTGGATCTCTTGCTAAAAATATTGTTAATTTTGGTGCAGGTAGATTAAATGCAGAACCTCGTGCTTCTGATGCACTTATTAATATAACACCAACATCTACATCAACTGATGATGTAATGTTTGCTAAATCAGCATCATTTGCAGGTAGTGAATCTAGTGATGTAATTCAAGCAATTGATAGACTGACATTTGTTACTTTAAGTTTGGTTCAAGCTACAAAAGACCAAACAAGTACACAAGAGTCAATTGCTGCAAGACAACACGAACAGGCAGATAAATTAGCAAGTAGAGCATTATCTAAAGCAGAAGAAAATCAGATTGAGCAAGGATATGATAATTCTTGGAATACTCCTTATGAATCATTGAAGAAAGAACAAGGTGGTGGAGGTGGTGGACTTGTTAGTGGTGCCATGGGTTTGTTGGGTGCTGGTGCTGGAATCAAATCTATTGGTAAAAGAGGATTAGGAAGAGCAATACCTAGAGTAGCAGCAAGACTTGGTGGAAGACAATTTGCAAAACGATTTGCTACTAAAACTGCTTCAAATTCAATTAAAAAATTTGGTGTAAGACAAACTGCGAAACTTGGTATTAAACAAACAGGTAAGGGTTTATTGAAAAAAGGTTTAGGAAAAGCAATTGCGAAGAAAATTCCTATACTTGGATTGGGTCTTGGTGCTATATTTGCTGCTCAAAGAGCAATGGCAGGTGATTTTACTGGTGCTGGTTTGGAATTAGCATCTGGTGCTGCATCAACAATTCCTGGTTTTGGAACTGCTGCATCTGTTGGAATTGATGCTGCATTGATTGGTAGAGATATGGGAATGACACCTTTTAATAAAGGTGGTATAGTAGAAGGCACACCTGGTATAGATAAGGTTCCTTCACTGTTAACCAAAGGGGAAACCGTATTGATTCCTGGTGCAAGAGAAAAAATGATTAATTCTACTGGTATTGATCCACTTGCATTTAATGCTAAAGTTGCTGGAGGTGGTTTCTTTGGTAAAAATAATAATAAGGAAAAAGCATTATTGAATACCATATCATTTGCTGAAGGAAATCCAGGATACAATACATGGTTTGGTCATCAAAATTTTGGTGGTGATTTATCTGGAAGAACAATTGATCAGATGCATGACTTACAAGGTGATTTTTTAAAAGCAGGTCTTGGTCAGTTTGATGGTGGAAATTCTGCTGCTGTTGGTAAATATCAATTTACTCATCTTAAGGAACATGCTCATAGAATGGGAGCTGATACTTCTAAACAGATGTTTACACCAGAATTTCAAGATCAATTAGCATTGTTCTTAGCTAGAGAAAAGGGAGTAACTCCTGAACTTCTTAGATCAGAAGGTTTAAGTGATGATGTTATTAATAAACTTTCTCCAGTATGGGCATCGTTTCCTGGAAATTCATATGGTCAACCAACTAAGACTAATAGTACACTAAGAGGTGTTTTTAATCAGAGTAAGAATACTAAAGATTTGGAGGGTCAAATGCTTAGTCTTCTTGGACCTGGTGCTGAAAGTGAAGCAAATGCACTAGGATTAGCTTCTATGGAGTCAGTTGGTGGTGTGAATATAATCAATAATTATTATACTGGTTCTGAAATGGGTTCTGGATCAAATACTGGTGGTAATGCTACACCATCTATGCCTTTTGGTATTAGTTCTTCTGATACTGGAACTGATATATTCCAAGAAATGGGATTGAGGTCATTATCATAATGTCAAAATTCCAGTCTAATACGGATTTTCGTTTAAAATCTGTAAGGATATTTCCTCAAGGTAAGGATAAACCAATAGAGATTAAGCAATTGGTTGCTGCAGTGAATTATGTTGAAGATATTACTTCTCCATTTATTTCTGCAACAATGGAAGTAGTTGATAGTGGTGGATTATTACAAGGTATGCCTATTCAGGGTTGTGAAAAGGTATTAATTCAAGTTGACACTAGTATTAGAGATGAAGCGTTTGAATATAGTTTTGTTATTTGGAAAATTGGTAATCGTTATGCTAGACAGAAAAAACAGGCATATACTATAGGTTTGATATCAGAAGAAGCTCTTATCAATGAAGGTACAAGAATATTAACTCGTCAGGAAGGCAATCCAGAGAAGATTATTGAAAATTTAGTATCAAATTCATTATTATCATCAAAAACATTTTTCTCTGAACCATCTATGTTTGAGGTTAAATTCCTTCCTAATAGAAGGAGACCTTTTGATATTATATCTTCATTAGCAATTAAAGCTGTTTCTACTAAAGGAACATATCAGAGTACAAATAATTCTAATACCTCTAATGATGAAAGTATAGAGGAGATTAGAGGATCTAGTGGATTTTTCTTCTGGGAGAGTAGAAGAGGATACAATTTCTTTTCTGTTGATGCTTTATGTGATAAAAAAGGTGGTACATTCTCTGCTCCAAAACTTAAATCTGAATCATGGGGACCATACGTAGAAAAAATAGGCAATCAGGAGGATGGTTCTGATGATAGATTTACTGTATATGAATCTGTATTTGATTCTGAAATTGATTTGATGTCATCCTTAAGAAAAGGTAAGTATTCTAGTAAAGTAGTGTTCTTTAATCATTCTACTGGTCAATATGAAGAGTACAATTATAAAATTAAGAGTAGTTATGATAATATGGCACATCTTGGTGGACAAGAAAGTGTATCTTTGATCCCTGTAAATCAGAGTGAACTATCCGATCAACACTCAAGGGTTATGTCTATGATGTTAGATCATGAAACTTGGTATAATGAACCAAATATTGCTTCTGTAAACCCTAAGGATGGTGCAAAGAAACCAACTGTATTTGCAGATTGGCAAAAGTTTTATGCAGCTCAGTCTCTTGCAAGGTATCAATTGTTAAAGAATCAACAATGCACCATCGTAATACCTGGGAATGCTGAAATATGTGCAGGAGACAAAATTGATGTTAGACTAGTAAACAAGTTACCAGATATAGAAGCTAAGAGAGAACCATTTGATATAGAAAGCAGTGGATTATACCTCATTCAAGAGGCAACTCATACATATGATAAAACTCAAGGCACAAATGGTAGATTTCTTACAACCCTTCGTCTCATGAGAGATTCTTATGGTATGAAGGATTCAGATTCTGGACATGGAACTAAATAATGATATAAGGAGGTATTCCCTAATATGAAAAGTATAGAAGATCATATCAAAAAAGATCAAGAGATCGTTAGCGATCCATTAGCAAACCCTGCAGCACGCAGACATGCTAAAGAGGAACTACATGAACTAGAAGAGTATGTAGAGCATCATAAAGATGAGATCAAGGCAGGAGATCACCACGATCCCAACGCATTAGAGCTCTTCTGCGATATGCACCCTGACGAACCAGAGTGTTTAGTATACGATGATTAAATGGATCAGAAATTATCACAGTTAATACCATCCAATAAGATTGGGTCTGATGGATTCAATTGGTGGGTTGGGCAAATAGAAGGTACTGCCTCTGATGAGGAAAACAACAAAGGTGGTTACCGTTATAAAGTAGCAATCGTTGGGGATCATCCTCAGGATAAAAATCTGCTGCCTACTAAAAATTTGCCATGGGCAACTGTGATGATGCCTGTCAATGTACCCTTCATGCCTGGAAATACTGGTGGAGCACATCCCCAGTTAATTTCAGGATGTTGGGTCATTGGTTTTTATTTGGACAATGATAAACAAAAACCCATAATCATGGGTTCAATAGGTACAGTTCCAGGTTCCACAACTGTTATTAATGAGGAAGATCCTAATAACAATAATAGATTTATAACTGCAATAAAGACAGATAGTAATGCTCTAAATCCAAACACTGATGGAACACCAACAGTGGATAAAGAGGTTGATGGAACAGTAAATGCAACTGGTGGTGGAATATCTGATGGAATTAAAGATGGTAATGGAAATGAAAGAGTTAGTCTAGGAACAAAGAAGAAAGCTTCTATTAAACAAGAAGAATGGTGTCAAGAGACAGCAAAGAAATGTAAGGATCAAGATCTTAAAGGTAAGATGACCACAGTTGTTGGTCAACTATTGAAAGATGTTCAGGATAGTGGTGGTAATATAGGAACTTATTATGTAAACAAGTATACTGGTGGACTTACTAATGGTGTAGGTAAAGCTAGAAGTACAGTAAATAAAGCAATTTATATTACACGTGAATTTCTGGCAAGAGTAAAGGGATATATTGTATCAATGATACAAAAGGCAGTTGATGCTTTAGTTAAAGCAGTATTACGTCCTTCTGAAACAGGTAATGCGTTAACTCCAATTACAGAGTGGTTTAACAAACTTCTTAAAGATCTTGGTTGTAAGATGGCAGATCTTGGAGATAGATTAGCAGCATGGTTAACCAATGTATTGATGAGTTACCTAAGTCAGATATATCGTAATGCTATATGTCAGGTTGATGAGTTAGTTAATGGTATCATTTCTAAGATCCAACAGTTAATGACTGAATTGCTTAATAGCATTTTAGGTCCGTTAAGCGATATTCTTGGAGCAATAGCAGTTCCCTTTAATCTTATTGGTAATGCAATTAACTATGTTTTAAAACTTCTTGGTATTTCTTGCTCAGGTCCAGATCAAACATGTGCTAAGTATGATACAGTATGCACAACTGGAGAGAAGAAGAAACAAGACGATGGAGATTTCTTAGATGGTTTATTGGATAGTTTAGATAATCTTTTTGGAGATACACCTGCAGATTATACACAATATATTTGTGAAGATGCATATACTGGTAGACCATTAGATGTAACTACAGTTGGATTCACAGGAGGTGTTCCTAAACTACCTACTCAAAAGAAAGTAGTCTACAATATTAATAATATTCAAGTTACTGAAGGTGACTCTGCTGTATTTACTGTAACTAGAAGTGGTTATCTAGAAGTATCTTCTTCAATTACATATAAAACTCTTGATAAACAAGGTACAGCTACTGTTGGAGTTGATTATTTGAAAGAGGATGGTATTCTTGGATTTAATATAGGAGAAACAGAGAAGACTATTACCGTACAAACAATAACTGATTCAATTAAAGAGTTTGAAGAAACTTTCTTTATAAGGTTAAGAACTAATTCTCCTGTTGATGATAGTGATATCATGACGATGTTTACTAATAACATTGGTAAAGCTACAATTGTTGAAAAAGATCTTAGAGAACCATATGATCCATATATTGCAGATCCAGTAGATCCTTTTGAACCTATTGATGAACCAAATGAAGATAATTTCCCTGACGATCCACCAGGTGATGATGGCAGTGGAGATGACACTGGTATAGATCCCACACCAACTTATACTGTAGTTGCTAATAGAACTACATGTCCTGAAGATGAATTTATAATTTATACTATCACTACAACTAATGTTGTAGATGGATCTATTGTGTATTATAACTTATCAGGAACAAATATAACCAGTACAGATATTATAGGTGGTCAGTTAACTGGTAGTTTCATTGTTAATAACAATAGTTCTAAGGTAACTGTTGGTATTGCAGATGATACTACAGTGGAAGATGAAGAGACTTTAATCTTTAGTATTACAGGTAAAGGTGCATCTGTTGATGTTCTTATTACTACAGATGATCAAAAT